GACATGTTAGTTCCTGGTTCAGTACCACCCGTACCATTTCTAACAGCATCCCATACATCTCTGAGAACTTCCGCTAGGGAAACATTGTTTCCTGGAACCGCACCATTTGGAAATGTAGCAATTCCTGTTGTGCCAGAAAGCTGATCCAATACCGTTGATACATTTGTAGAAACAGATGATACATCATCTCCAGCTAATGAAGCTCCAGATCCTCCACTAAAGGAATATCCTGCTGCTAAGTCAAATGAATTTTTAACTTCCCAAGTAGATCCAGTAATTGTATCAACAACTGTTTTTGATAAATTAGTTGTTCCTGAAACTAAAAAGTTACACCCATCAACTACTACATTTGAAGATGCTGCAGTTACAAAATTAATAACAGCAGTTGTAACTTTTGTTAAGAAATTACAATTAATAAAGTTTGCACCAACAACAGCATTCATTTTAAATACTCTTAAATTAGCATCTCCTGTTGCAAGATCTCCTCTTTTTGTAAGTCCAATAACAGTAAGTCTTGCTCCTGTTACAGTAAAGTCATCAATAACTTCTACATTAGCAGCATCTCTAGTTTCAACATTTATTAACGCACAATCTGCTCCACTAATAGTACCGTATGTTACTACACTATCAACAGTTGCTTTAAATAAAATGTTTTCAATTGTTACATTTGCTGCACTAATTGTAATTGTTGCTCCTGTATGCCCAAAGTTCAAAGTAGGTCTTGAAGATCCTTCACCCATACCAATAATCTTAATACCTACAACATCTGCAATTATTTTTGCACCAGTTGTTGAATAAGTTTCAACATGTGCTGGAGCAACTATAATTGTATCATTTGCTGCACACTTATTAATTGCGGCATCAATAGTTGTTAAAGCAGTTTCCCATGTTTTACCATTTCCAGTTGCACTACCATTTACAGAATCAACATAATAAGTATGTCCATTATCTGTAATAACACTCTTGTTACCAATAAGTAATTCATCTTTCACAATCAACTTATTAGTAATTACTTTTCTAAAATAGCCTATGAAATCCATTTAAATTCCTCCTTCTTCTCTTATGAGAATGCCTCAAGGACTAAGTTTATTAGTCCTTGGAACTTATATAAATTAATTAACTTATATAACATTATTTAAAAGATATCCCATATCTGCGCCAACTACTTTGTTATCGTAGTTCATGAAACCTTCATAAATATCAGAGTGAATATCTTCTTCTCTCCATTTACGAACTCCTCTAATTTTTCCTTCTCTAGGCCATACAAATGTGTATCCTGCAGTTGGTGTTTCCTTTGCAGGAGCACTTGCTACTGATCCTAGCCATACATCTTTAGTCCATACTCTTGAGAATGTATCAGTTGTCTGTCCATCTGCTGCAGTATTAATAAGTGCTCCACCAATCAAAATTTCTTGAATATCTAACAAGTCTTTCAAGTCTTGTAATTTAGCTGATTTCAATTGATCATTAGGCAACCTATTAAGCAATTGTGGGTGATGTTTAAGAATTTTCCAAACATCATATGAAATAACTGCTTTATTAACTTTCTGACCTGTTTGACCTTCAATTGCTTCGATTCCAGTCTCAAAATCCGCTAGGGGATCTGAATTATTGTAATCGCTCCACAAGTCAGATGGTGTAGAGTAGTTTGTACCCCAGTTTGAAGTTGTGCAGCAAAGATCTGCAACTGTTTTTTCTAAGTTCAAAAGAATTTTATCAGTTACAAAATTTGTTTTTGCACTTTCCAAATTTAATACGCTATCTGCATTATCTCTTGTCTCATCATCAAGAATAGTTGCATCCGCAACTTCTTCACAATAGTAGGTGTCAGTTGATAATCTAAATCCATGCCTGTTTGAAGCTGTTCCTGCTGCTCTTTTTGCAGCTGTATTTCTGAACTGATCTCCTTTAGTGAAAATGTAATATTTATCACTCTGAAAATTTACTTTAACTAATGGGAAAATCATCTCAGCGATATATAATGAATTTCTATACAATACGGAAATATTTGATAAAATTTGATCCACATGTACATCTTTAGGTGTTGGCCTCATGTTACTTCACTCCTCTCATTTTTATACTGATAATCCAAGACCACCAGGAATTACTAATACGCTAACTAAATCATTATCTACTCCAGTACCTAATGATAGCGCATTTACAATTGCTTTATCTGCTGCAACGTGTGCAATATCTCCATCTCCATTACCATCAGAAGACACATATGCCATTACTGAAGCAATTCCTGCAGTACCAACTTTCAACTTAGAAATTCCAAACATCATAACATTACCTTGTTCATACTGTGCAGGATTGTTTTGTAAAATACCAATAGCTAATTCTCCATCTCCACACAATGCAATAGTAGTTGCAGATGCCATTTTAACAAATCTATATTGACCTGCAGTACTCATATCTGTTGACGCTTCAAAACTTTTCATAAGAATGCCATGTTCTCCAACCATTATAGACCTCTCCTTTCAGCATCAAATAATTTAAACAATTCTGGGTTTTCAATCTCAGCTAAAACTACTGCTTCTTGATACCCAACTTTTCTATCTTTTACAATTTCTGCAATTTTTGCTTCAAACAATTTTAAATTAGTAACTTCACCTTTTCCTTTAGCAGTTCCTTTTTCACTAAGGTCAACTGCTGGTTGTAAAGTTTCCATAAGTGCCAAAGTTGTTTCTGCATCTTTAAGATATGATGCTTTAAACTTTTCAGCCATTGCTGGAGTCATTTTACCCTCACTTAAATATTTTGCAGCAATTGAGTTCCAAGTAGTTTCTGTTAATGAAGATTCAATTGATTTTACTCTTTCTGCTAATTTAATATTTTCCTGTTCTGTAGTTGTTTTAGATGCTGTAAGTGTGTTAACTTGTTCAGTTAATGCAACCACTTCAGTTGTTTTTGCTGCTAAATCCTCAGTAGCTTTTGTTAAATTTTTCTCAACTTCAACTACCTTTTCTGCTAATTTAATTGAATCAGCTATTTGTTTTTCAACAGCAGCATCTACTTCAACTTGAGTAGCTGTTTCAGAAAGCTTAAGTGCTTTCAATAATTCTTTATTCATAGTAACTTCATCCTCCTTATTATTTATTGGTTCCGCAAAGCTAAGTGTCTCCTTGTACACTTCTTCTGAAAGCAATACGGGTTGCATTTCCTTTATGAAAGGCCTGTTGGTTAAAGAACCACCAAGCAATACATTTGTATACACCACGCCAGTTTCTGCATTCTTGTATGAGAATGTAAATTCTGGGCTAAAATATCGATATTCACCATCTTTTATCTTTTGAGTTCCTAATTCAGTCCATTCAACTGTTGCCATTAAACTGTTATTTTCTACTGAAAGCTTTTTCACCCATCCAACAGAAGCTCCAGCATGTACAGTTTCTCCATGCTCAAGATCAAAAGAAATATCTATTCCTCTAACACGCTCATCAAAATGCTTTACAAAATCTTGCAAATCATCTTGAGTAATTTGAAAAGTACCATATCTTGGATGGTCCCATTGACCAGTTCTCATAATTTCAATAGCTCTTCCTGAAGTTAAATTATCAGAGCATCTCATTGCATAGTTAAAAGGACCTTCAGCCATTGACCATGTACCTTTTGCATTTTGTTTAAAACCGGCATTCTTAACTGCACCCCAAGCAATCATGTTGCACTCTTGTTCAGACTTTTTAGCTTTAAATGCTTCATTAAATGCTGCAACCCATATGCTTTGTGCTTTGCTTGGTAACTTCTTTACTGCATCTGGCATATTTGCTTGTGTATAAGGCATCTGCTTTCCTCCTTTCTGCAATATCCACTAGGGAACTTGAAATTTTTTCTTTTCTACTCTTCTATCTAATGGATATAGCCCATTTTAAATTTGGTTTTCATATAAATATGTAATTAAAGAATTTAAAATCGACTATACCCATTACTATTATGCTGGATTTTCACTTGTATTTTGATTATCTTCCGGATTAGTCACTGGATTTGTTTTATCTTGTTCCCTAGTGGATTTCAACGCTTCAACCACTAAGCCATGTACAAACATTGATTTGATTAATGAAGCTGTTTCACTAACTGGTGTCTCTGGAGTTCCTATTAAATGACCATGAGTCTTAAGCATTTCAGCATCTGGTTTCTTAATTTTTATGTCTGGTGGATTTACTTCTTCTTGACCAACATATACATAAATACACCTACACCTTTCATGTACTCTTGGCATGTATTTAAAATATTCTGGAGAGTTAACTTCAAATACTTGACCATCTAAAAATTTACAAAGTGGGCATGTTCTCTTATCCAAAATAGCAGAGTACTCTACTTTCTTGCAAGTAGCAATAGCTGTTCTATCTCTACCTAAGTTCATCATAGTACTTACTCCACCTAAGTTGTCCTCAAGTATAGTATCGTACCCATCTGTTTCAGAAAGTATCATTGTAACTATTTCATCTACTAATTTTAAAAACATAATTCACCTACCCTAAAATTGCTTTCAATGCATTTTTTGATTGTATTTCTGGATCACCTTCAACACCTTTTTGTAACATATACTCACTCAAGTATTTTGTTTTAACTCTTTCTGATATATTATTTGCAACAATGCTTGCCTTTGCGGTTAATACTTTATCATCAAGTTTTGGTATTTCATTAGTTCCTAATTCATTTTGCATTTGTACAACACCTGTCTTAAATGCACGAGTATACATTTCTTTAACAAATGTAGTCATCTGCCCTTTAAAGCCAATTTGTACTGCTGCAATATCTTGCAGTGCAACTTTCGATACTCTATTTGCAAAATCTTTAAGTTGTTTTTCAACAATATCTCTTCCACCTTGCTTAAACATTCCTTCTAGTGTACTAAAATCTTTATCAACTTGTGCCCAATCAACTTTATTTGTAACCTCAGATAATTTTTTTGGTTCAGTAGTTGCCTTTAAATCTTGTTGTTTTACACTAGCAGTTTCATTTTGCTTTGTTTTTAATGCGTCATCATCTATTTGTTTCTGATCTTTTGCTTTATTAACTCCTTGACCAGTAGATCCTTTTTCAACTTTTAACTCATTTGGATCAACTCCAGTATCAGTTGCACTACTTCCGCTAGGGAACATGTAAGGTTCATCCGCTTTTTCTGGAAGTTCTAGCATCTCTCTTACGAACTCTTCTAAATTCTCATCTGGTAAAATTATTTTACCATCCACCATCAATTTAAGTGTTTCTAATAATTTAGAATCCCCTAGGGGTTTAAAACACAATGTAGGGTACAAATCACTATTAAAGTTATATTGCACTAATTGAGGTATTGCATTTGAGTTTATATTATTTGCAATGTATTTTGCACTTGCATTCAACATCATTAAAAATAAATCTGTTTGATCAGAACTTAAAGCAAAGCTTCCAACACCAGTTGAACCTAAATTTAAAAATTGCGCTAAAATACTACGGCTCAATTGAGTATCTTGATACTCAATAAATGGCAATGCGTCTAACAATGTTCTTTTACCTTCAAAAATATCTAATAAAAATCCATCTGGTAAGATAACTCCACCATACTCACTACTGCGCAAGTTTGTTACAATTTTTTTAGCTAATTCAAATTCATCATTTGTATAATTTGGTGGTAAGTTAATTACTGGAGTACCAACCATATTACGTTCTAGCCCAATATTTGTTATTTTATATAAAAAGTCTTTAATTACCCAATGCTTATAAGCTGCTCTTAAAACACTACGACCTCTATAATCTCCATCTTGAATATCATGAGAAAATATTATTGCTTTTTCCAAAGGAATATCAATTATTTGCCACCCTTGTTGAATAT